AAATCCTCAAAAACATCACGCGCCGATTTTTGCTGCTTCCCAACCGCGTCGATGATTCTGGACCCCACAACCGGCATGACGTTCGCGTATGCTGCCGTTAGTATAACACGCAAGCGGGTATTGTGGCCAATGGATTCATCAGACACCATCGCTCCATTCAGAACGTTGTCCGACGCTATCTTGGCAACGCGCATCAACTCAGCGTGGACCCTAGCATACACAGCCCGTTCACGCGGCAACGTTATCCGAATCATCGATAGCCAATACTGTCTGGGGTTGCCAAGTGGTCTACGCATCAAAATTGCCCCGTTGCAACACAAATGAGAATAACGTCGTCGTCTTCATCCAAAACTTCTATTTCTGGCTTGCGCGGCAAAATCAACGGCCCTGGGTGCGGGCGTCTGCTGCGAATAGTTCGCCCGCCACCAGAAACAACAGCGGAAACAGCCACGTCAGAAAAGCCGTTCAATGCAAGCACAATGCTACTATATCCAACACCCGACAACGCGATGGCCATGGCATTCAACATTACGACCTCGCCACTGTAGTTATGCCACCCGCAGAACTGATCTGTTGATCGACGCCAACACCAATACGTGATGTCGTTGATACTGACAGCGCGCCATTCAGCCCATATAATGCCGCCAGTTCATCAATCATTACGCCAACATCAGGCAAATCAACATCGGGCGCTGCTGTGGTTTCAATATTTACAATTCCTCCGGAATCCGAAACTGTCTGCTCTACCCCGCCCGCTGATCGTGCGGTTTTGGACACCACAAGCGGCTTGCCCAATTTCAAACCATGCAACATATAAATATGATATAGTCGTTGTGCTTCGGCGACTGTAATGGATATTTTTGCGCGATTCGCATCCCCACCAACCGCCGCACCGACGCCAACGATATCGCCAGACGCATCATGTAAAACTGCCGGGATAACCCGCGTCGCACCGCCATCAACCCCGGAACCAGAACCAATGATGTCACCAGACGCATCATGCAATATTGGTCCGGCTGTCCGAACCACCAAACCGTCAATCTCGGAGCCAGAACCAACGAGAATTCCGCTCGTTGCAAAATGCCGGACCCTAGAAGCATCACCGGCTATTGCTGCGCCAGAACCAACGAGAATGCCGCTCGTTGCGTGAACTGTTACCCCGGTGGAACGTTCTGTTGCCCCTGTTATTAACGCACCAGAACCAACAATAACGCCGCTCGCATCATGCAATCTGGTCCGATTTGCAGCACCGTCAAGAATTGCACCAGAACCAACAATAACGCCGCTCGTCAGGAACGACCGCAGACGCGACGCGCCGCCAACAATCACCGCACCAGAACCCAACAATGCGCCATTTGTAACGTGATCAACAACAGAACCGGTGCGGTCTGCAGCGCCGACGATGGTTGCACTAGAACCGGGTAACGCACCAGTTGTGTCGTGCAACCTGATACGATTTGCGGCACCAATTAACTCTGACCCAGGACCAATAATGCTTCCGGCAGTGGTAAGATGACGGAAACGAGCAGCCGAAGCAGAAATGACAGAATCAGAGCCAATTAACGCACCGGCTATGGCGTGAACCCGAGTGCGCGACGCCGTGCCCGCAACCCCGGAACCAGAACCAGATAGAGCGCCATCCGTGGCGTGAGTAACCGTGCCTGCGGCACATGCTGCGGAGCCTGCAACCGTAGAGCCGGGGCCGGTCAATGCGCCGGTGGTTTCATGGTCAACTGCTGCGGCTTCCGCAAGCGCAATCTGAACGCCGATGTTGACTGCTGCGGCACTAGCGACGGCAGTGACCGAGCCGGGATTAGCGGCAGACCAATCCCGCGATTGTTGCGCTGATGTGTTACGCGACCCTGCCGCACCGCCGCCTGTGGAGACTGCCCCGCTCTGTGACCATCCGGAAGTCTCGCCAATCGTCGTGCCAGTTGCCGTTGATGCGAAGTTGACGATCAGCGACGGATTTGGAGCTGTGATGGCAGGCGCGACAATGTTGACGCTTGACGCGTTGACCTGCCCACCAGACCCGTTAATCGGGTTGGCCTGATCTACATGCCCATACGCCTGCGCGATGGCTGTGATTTTGGTGTTCGAGCCAGAACCCGAACCGAACGTGACGCTTGAACCCGCGTCGCCAGCCTCAGCAATGCGCTGGAAGATAGCTGCCGCTAGAACGGTGCTTGAGTTTAATTGCCCGTTAAGCTGCGTCCATCCAGCAGGAGCAGTGATCGTTCCGGCGGAGCCGGCCCGGTGTCCAATCCCAACAAGCAGCAAATCACCAACCTCGACATTTGCCGGGATAGTGACCGAAACGCTGGTCCCGGCATTGGTCGAGGCAGTATTAGCGCCCCGTGGGGTGATAGCCATGAGAGGCTACCCCCTGATTACGCCGACAGCGCTGTGTAAGTCAACGACGAGCAGGAAACCGTGTCGCCACTGGCAATCGTCAGGCCGTTGGTCATGTTGATGTCCGAACCCGACGCTGCCACATCACAATAAATGTGTAGCACATCGCCAGAAGTCTGCAACGACGCTTTCGACACAGGCGACGCATTGCCAGCAGCGTTCGTGTCGCTGGTGATCGTTCCAGCAGTTGCGGTGCCTGCAGAAGATGCACCAAACGCTGGTGTTGCCATCGTCAGCGTGGCCGCCGCCGCACCGGGTGAACTGATTGTGCCGCCGACACGGAAAACAAGTTTGCTGCCTGCGCCATCGAGCAGATCGACGATTGCATTGGTTCCTGCGTTTCGCGCTACTTCACTGTGAGTTACAGTCATGGTTGCTTCTCCTGTGGTGTGGTTGATGCATTGGCACGATGATTAGCTAAAATTTCTTTCAACTTCTCAGGGTCTTTGTGCCCAACAATTTCATACATTTCAACTTTTCCGGTCTCTTTGCGTTTGATGTGAATCGTTGCCCGTAATTCGCCTGGCTCTGGTGTTAATTGTACCATTACTGTATCTCCTTTTTGTTATTTAACCGGTCTGGTTTGCATTTTGATTGCCCGCCCTTTGTCATCTGTTTCGACAACGACGGTTTCTGTCGGCCAGGGCTTCGGCGCTTCACCCTGCTGCGGCATCATTATCTCAACATGCACCGGCTGCCCATCCTTCATTTCAATGTTGGCCGGTTGAACCGTAATCGATGGCGGTTCGATGTGCACTTTAACTTCTGACGGACTGATATGTATCGGGCTGTCGATGTTGATGTCGGGCGTGTGCAATGTGATTGGCGCATTAACATGGATCGAACCAACACCAAGTCCGGGTGCTTCTTTTCCACGGAATTTATGGGCAAACTTACCATAAGCCAGTTCGTATGCTTTTGTGTCCATCAACTGCCGATCATTGCCGCGCAAATCTTTCAATGCTTTTATTACATACGGCAACCATCGACGCTTCATTTTCTCCGGGTCGGGTGGGATTGGCTTGCCCTCTTCATCCACGTCTTCCTTGGCGGGTTTAAAACCGATGGCTGGTGCAACCATGGCGCGAACGGTGGCTTCATCGACGGTTGGGAAGGCGACCAGCATCAAACTAACAGCGGTTTCTGGTGGCAACAGGCCATCGGCAACTGATTGCACCAACTGCAAAGCAGCGGCGATCTGTGCNCCATTAAGGGCCAACCCCTGCACANCATTCGAACTTCTAGCGGTTGTATCATTACCNACGGCCAAACCATCCAGCCCNGGATTTTCTGTTTCAGTTAGTTCATTAAACGTCGCTGCNGCCATCGATAGAGGTATAGCAGCGCCAGAAACGAAAACGATAGATGCCGGATTGCTTTCATCCGGTTCATATGCACTGTAACCCAGGGCTTCACGCTTTTCATCCAACGTCAGGAACTGCGCACCATTAACCCTGTCCCATTGCTGCTCGCGTCGTAAAGCCAACGCCGGTATCTGGTCTTCATCATAACCAACGCGCACCCCAACATATTGTGGCATCTGGTTAAACCAGTTGGTGAGTGATTCCGAAAAACGATCAAGCAACGGCAGCACTGCATCTTCATACATTGCCAACCGCGCTTCACGATAGTTATTAAACGTCTGCTGTCCCGGCACACCAACCAATTGCTCGGGCACCGAATATGCAATGGCAATCTCTCTAGCCGATGTCTCTTTGCCAGTGGCCCAATCCATTTCCATTTGGCTTAGCATCATCTGCACCCACTTCAACCCGCCTTGCAGCAGCATCGGCCTACCGCGCTGCGATCCGCTATAGCTGGTTTCGATTTCCGCCNTNCGAAACGGTCGTAAGTTTTCCTCGTCCTATTTCACCGGTGTCCGTACTCCAACGCGTCCACTCGGCCTAGCACCATTCTTCAACACTGCATAATTCCATCGCGTTGCTTCGTTGTGCGAATCCACAGACATGCCAGCAGCTTCAAGCGGTGATTGCCCATACCAATCATCGAGCGGATTGAAACGCCGCACATGCATGATGTCCGATGTGCCGGTAATTGGGTCCACAGGGAATTGATGCTTGCCGCTGCCCAACTGATATTCAAACGCCGCAGGAATCGCGAATTTCCCCGGCAGAATCTTCATGCGGTCCGGGCGCAGGACATACATTTCTTTCGGATCGCCGCCACCAACAAGCACCCGCTCCAAATAACTGTCGCCAATAAGCAAATCATGAGCATACAGAGAAGTGAACAACTCCTTGCCAGATTGCAACGGATTTGGTCTACGCAGCAATTTCAGCAGCGGATGATCGGTCATCTCCTTATCATCAACATAGACCAGCCAGGGCACACTGGCTGCTGATTGGCTGATCAATGCAATACAGCGATAGGCAATAACGTTTAACTGATACGCTTCTTTCGCGAAGTTTTGATAGTTGCGCGATGGGAAGACAGCACGACCCATGAAATAAGGACGGATGTGCGATACTGCACTCTCCTTCACTCCGCCGAACATTCTTCGAATGGATGAAAACATCATAGAGTCCTTATCGAGGGTCGGCCCATGTTTTTGCTGGCCATTATCAATTTTTCCAGACCATAACGCACCGAATCCCAACAGTGGTTGTGTTTGTCGACGATATCATTGGTCGGTTCCTTGGTCAGCTTGTCCAACTTGTACGAATACAATATTGCTTCCTGAATAACGTGTTTGCAGCGTTCATGAATTACGATTTCTTCGAACGAACGTAGGAAAGTGATACCGTCCTCGACGCACCCAGGCCATTTGGCACAACCAACGATCTTACTATAACCACGATTCTTTACATGTGATATGGTTTCCGGTCTTGCGCTGTCCGCGATGATCTTGCTTTCACGCGCACCGGGCACCTTATCAAACAGTGTCGGCGTGTCATCCAGTTCAACACCAACACCGTATGCCTCATGCTCAATGTAAAGCTTGCGCTCCACGATGAACATTTTTATCAAAACAGTCGGGTCTTGCGAGAAACCCCAATCCCCACCATAATATGGGCCGCTTGCATTCGGCGGCATTTCAAACACATCAACACGCCACTTGCCGTTGAATATCGCTGCCTTGCTTCTCTTGCGGAACATCCCATCCCAGACGTGTGCTGCCCCTTCCGGGTCAACTCGTCTGTCGAACTCCATTTCACGCCGCAGTTCGATGGGAAAGAACGGATTGTCGTTGTAATTCACCTTAACGACAATCGAATCTTCACGCGGGTTGGCTACAAACCGTTGATACGTTGGGTCGGTTTCTTCATCCGGATTGAACGACACCCAAATTTCCGAGCCAGGGTTGCGGATTGTGGGTATCAGTGCCTTCCACGAATCGTCACTTACTTTCTCCGCTTCTTCAACCCAACAGATATCGATGCCTTCAAGCGATCGGATAGCAGAAGTGTTGTATCTCAATCCTTTGAATATGAACAACGAACCGGTGTGGCTGCGAATTTCGTTTTCCGTCACATCAAAGAAAGCGGTGTAACCCAGGCGCTCTATTTCATCCTGCAGCAGCCGATGAACCGAATCTTTAATGGAATTCTGCAGTTCGCGTGTGCACAACACACGAATCGAACGATTGATTGCTATTGTAAGCAGCGCCCTGGCGAAACTACGGGATTTGGCCGAGCCACGACCGCCATAATACACCTTATTCCGCGCTGACCTAAACAGTCCTTCAAATGCAACAGGAAAAGCGGCCTGCAGACATACTGCTGTTTCCGGTGTTTCTACTTTAACTCCACCCTCAGGCATGATTCTGTGGTGAAACGAACACCACCTGCACGTTGACCGGTGCTAAAGGCAACGAAGGTGACGATGCTTCGCCGTCACCCTTCCACCCCATCCGCGCTCTTGCATAGAAAATGGCCAGAGCATCAGACTTTTTGGCACGATCAACAATCGATTCGGTCATTTCCATACCGACGACTTCGGCACCATGATTTATCTCACGCCCGTATTCCTGACGAATCAACCCAGGCCGAATATTCAAGTGAACAGCAATGTCGTTGATGGTGTAACCACCTGCCACCCATTTCGCTATCTTGGCGGCAACTAACTCAGACCGTTTGTGCGGAATCGATTTCCCTGTTTTCAGGTCACGCCCGACATTTTTCAACGACGTGCCTTTATAATGAGAAAGCGGCGCACCTTCCGGCACTTGGGGCGGGTCGGGTAAATCAGTATCAGGCACAATAGCGCGAATCGGCACCTTGCTTTGCTTGTAATTTCGCTTGATTACGTTTCCGCCTCGTCCCGGCATCGCTGTCTCCGCCCCTCGTCATATCCACACATCCGCGAGTATACACTATCGCCAAAGAGCAGGTCAAGCACATTTCTCCTCTCCTGTCAATATTTCTGGCTCATATTTCCGAATATACTTTCCGAGGTCTGTTCCGGCTCTTCACGCACGTCGACATACACACACGCTACACACCCGCGATGGGGTAGAACACAGAACAGAACTTTTTTCTTTTTCGGGGGCGAACGGGTGTCTCCGAGGCGTTCCGTCAGTGTTCCGTTGTTCTGGGATGTGTGAGCGCTCACTAACCGCATCTGAACCGTGGAACATCGTGGAACATACCCTCTGTTCTGGCTCGGACGGAACAGACAGAACGCCTCAGAACATATCGCGGAACACCGTGGAACATAGCGTGGAACATACCAGGCAGGCACCCATCAGGGCACCCGCCGATATATCGCTGCTGCTGTCTGGAGGTCTGTCTATTCTGACCGGAGCAGCGCTCTCATGGTCTTCCGCCCATGCATCCGGGACAGTAGCAGACGCCGGTTTTCTGGAGTCAGCGGGCAGTCGCGTGTAGCATGCTGCACCACAGTTAGAAAATAACGCACCCAACGGCGGGCGCGTCGGCGGTTGTGCTTGATTTTGAACTGCTCATAGTGTTGCTGATGTTTTGATTCGAATGCCATGGTCATACCTCCAACGATTCGTGGTGTGATGCGTCGATGTTGACCGTATGGGTTTCGGCCTTGTTCATAGCCTTACCGGCATACCAGATCGTGATGTGTGTGCCGTTGCCGGTTTTTGATGCCCCACACACCATAACATCGACATCGGCGATCATCAGGCGGCACGGAGTCCCGGACATCGAGCGTTTGCCGTCGATGATATCGCCCACCTTATGTTTGGCGTATGTGGCAATGAGTTCCTGCTCATATGCCTTGACNTTGTTTTGCGNCAGTTCCACATCGGATTTGGCCTGCTGCAGNTTTTGAATNANTGGGTTCATTTTCNGTCTCCTAGTCTCATCAGTGCTGGCAGTTACCAGCAGACGCCCNNNNGGGCGTTTCGACTTCATTTAGGTTGGATGGCCTCAAGTATGGGGCGGCTTTTGGTATAGTGACTGCCGCCGAAGGCTTTAACAACGGTTTTGCCGTCGCAGGATCGGGCAAATTCGTCGGCAGATTTCCAATCACAGAACCGAATCGAATCGGCGAACACTGGATGTGGGCGATCGACGAACGTTTTATCGAAGGTCACCTGATATTTGTAGCCGGGGTTGTTCATTTTCAGTCTCCTAGTCTCGTTTATCAAAACCACAAACTAATTATACCATACCTTGAGGGGCGGCACAATATTTACAGATGCGTGTCCAGTCCGGTGTTGTCGGTGAATATCCGCTGCAGGTTGTCGGCGTAGACCATGCTGACGATTTTGTGTGTTTTGAACCCGGACCGGAACACCGTGCCAAATGTAACGGTGTAGGTGTCGTCGTTGTCGAGCGTTATCATGATGATATTGATGCGATTCGGACCGCTGGCCGGTATGCGGAATTTCAAACCGTTGCCGGTGTCGACAAACAACCTCGCGCCGGTCATTGCCACGAATTTATTGCCGCCGAGTTGCTGCAGGATGGTTTGAGCGATAGTCATTTTCTGTCTCCTAGTCTGCTGTGGTCAAATTTTGCTGATGTGTGATTTGTCGAAACCCTTGACATCCAGCAGCTTGATTCCACCGCGTCTGCCGACCAGTGCTACGATGTGAATGCTGGTGTGGAACCACTTGATATTCTCGTTGCTGCCAGTGAACATCTGCTTGCCGTCGGCAAACGGCTCACCATACAGACTCCAGATGATGTCACCGTTGATGGTATCGCCGTTGCTGAGGCGGTTCATGTATTCAACGTGATTGGTGAAGCGCTGCATTGATTTGATTTGCATCGGGTTCATTTTCTGTCTCCTAGTCTCATTTGTCAAAACCACAAACTAATTATACCACGCCACGACCTGGCGCACAATATTAATCAATACCGTTCGTCGGCTCGCCGTCCTATTTACCTGGTCTTGTTAGTGAGCGCTAACTTAACCCAGGCCGATGGCCTGATAAATACGGGGGATTGACGGACAGCGCAGCGGCATGTTTTAATGAGTCTGTTGTTGCAGCACCGGGCAATTGCCCATACAATTCAATCATTAGACTAGGAGAATCAAAATGAAATCGATGAAATCCGCCCTGCCGATGTTCCTGCAATCCGAAGGTGTCGATGCCGCCCCTGCTGCAGCGCCCGCCCCGAAAAAGGCCAGCAAGCCGAAGGCACCAAAAAAGGCCGCACCGAAAAAGGCCGCTGCTAAAAAGCCGAAAAAGGCGAAGGCTAAAAAGGGCGACAAGCCCACCGGCACCGCCGTCATCGCGGCATATGCACCTGAATACCATCGCGACACTGAGAAAAAGACCGCCAGCGGCAACGTGTCGGTCGACAACAACGACGATCTGGCCAAAAAGCTGCGCGGCAAATCGCTGGATGAAGTATACGCGATGGGTGCCAAGGTTCTGCGTGACGAGGACGACAAGCCGGTGACCGTCGCCGCTCTCAAAAAACGCTACGCGCACCTGAACGTCGGCATGCAGCGCATGAATCTCGGCAACCGCATCCGTGCGGTGCTAAACGCCAAATAATCGGCGATGATTCATCAGATGGCCTGCGAGAGCGGGTCATCGAGTGAATCCGGGCTGCAGCGTTTCTGCAGAAAAACAGACTAGGAGACAGCAAATGAAAATCGAACTGCGCAACGTCGAATATGCCGCGTTTGCATCACAGGAAACGCATTGTTTCAGCGCCACGATATACGTTGACGGCAAAAAGGCCGGGACGGTGAGCAATCAGGGGCGCGGTGGGCCGGACAACATCGAGCCATATGCCCTGCAGCAGCGGATCGACGCCTACGCAAAAACGCTGCCGCTGATTGACTGCACCGAGTTCGGCGGCACCGGCACCATGCCGAGCAGCGCGGAAATCATTATCGGCGATCTGTTGAATGCGTATCTGGAGGAGCGTGATCTGAAACGCCTGTGCACCAAAAAAACACTGTTCCGCATTCCGACTGAGGAATACGCCGAGGGTGAATATCGGACCGTCAAGGCGAAGTTCTCACCCGCCGTCAAAACATATCTGGTAAACAAATACGGCGGTGATGTCGTCATCCTGAACGAGCGATTCAGATAGTTGACAGACCAGCGCTGCCCATGTTTTAATGGTGGCGCTTCATTAATCAGACTAGGAGACAGAAAATGAGGGTTGCTATTCAGGTTATTGATTCGGCCACAGAGGAATCAGAGTTTTACCCGAGCGTCGAGGTTGACGAGTTCACCGGTCCGGCCATCCAGCGGGCATATGATGCCGCTCTGGTTGCTGAGGCTAAATCGCTAGGTGATTATTTTGACCCGATGCCGCCGCATGTCGTAAAATCGTGGGTCGTGCATGAAATGAGCGGCGGCTGTTTCGCGTCATTCATCCTGCATTGCACGGAACCCGATGCCTATTTCGGCCATATAGCTGTGGTCGGGTTTGCTCGCATTCACGACTGACGCCATCGCATATTCATCCTCATGCGGCCGCCCGAAGGTGGCCGTTGTTTTATTAAAATATAAAAGGGAAGATCATGAAAAAGCTTAAGGAAACATCGACGGTGCGGTTGGTGTTGGACCTGCTGCGCGACAACCCCGATGAATTCATGCGGCCCGAAGACGTCATGCAGCATGTGCCGCGCAACAAAAACGCAATCAACGCAGCGCTACACCACCTGCGCTCACATCGTTGCGTCGATGTGGTCATCCAGAACGGGCGCGGTTGGTGGTTTGTCTTGCCCGCAGACGGCGACACCCGGACCAAAACGATTGACGAGCATGCGCCGCACCCATCAGGCGACGCCCGACGACGGCGCAGAAGGGGGGACCGGTAAGCCGCTGGACAGATGGTGCCCCACATGGTATACTGATGGTCGGAACAGTAACAGAACAGTTCCGGAACAAAAACAGACTAGGAGATAACAAAAATGTTAAAACGGGAAGTTAGGGAAGCAATCATCACACTCGACGCAGCAATATTTAACGGTGACGCATTTCAGAATGACAAGGAACGTATAGAACTCAAAAAGATGTTACGCCGCTGGAAAAGCGAATTGCACCGAATCGCGGCGGAAAAAGCAAAACTGGCGGTGGAGGGGCGGAAATGAAAAAGGCCGACAAAAAAGCAATGGCCGCAGCAGCACGTGCCGCCCTGGGTTTGGACGAGGACGCCGAAGCAAAAACAAAGGCCAAGTCACCAAAAGTCCAAAAAGTATCCGCAGCGCCAGCAGTGGAGGAACAACCAGCACCATCCACTGCGATGCGCACATCACGCGGCAGTTGTGACGCCGACATCACACCGGCATACGTCACACCAATACACAATCGCAGCAAGATTTACCCGGACGGCGCGTTTGCCATCGGCGATTCCGTATGGTATCGCGGAGAGCGTTATTATATAGAGAGAGCGNCAGCAACATGGGCGGAATCGCTGCATATTCGCATCTGCGACAAGCCAATNGTGATGGATGCACACGGTAGACCAGCATGGGAGCGCCTCACCGAGAAGCGAAATTCGTTTTGCGTTCACCCCGATCAGGTGACGAAGGCACCGGCACCAACAGTAAAGAGCATGTTAGTTGGCAGGGTGCCGACAAAGCTGGCGGTGGAGCGGGCCGAAGCGCGCAAGAGTGGTGAAAAGGATGTGGGCGATCCGATAGCCATCATGCTGCGCAACGCCAAGACGCCCGACGACGTTTATAAAATCGGCGCTAAGTATTTGGGCGTCAAGGCCGACGAGTTAAAATCCAAATATGAACACCTGAATGCGGGCCAGCAGCGTATGAACGTTGGTAATCGCATGCGGGCCAAATGGAAAAAGGATAACACACAATGAGCAAGGATGAACCGATGTCGTGTCCGTTTTGTGGTGGCAAGTGCGATCCTGAGGGGTGGCTGGATGGTAACGGGCGGCGCGGCCCTGAGTGCGAATCTTGCGGCGCAACCGCTGATTCCGTAAGCGCATGGAACCGTCGCGTCCTCACCACCCGCGACGGACTGCTGGAAGCGGCGGGGATTTGCGAGGAAAACGCGAAGGATTGCGATGTAATGATCGCCAAAAATCTTGCCAACGGTGACAAGAAAACCGCCGAAGCAATCAAGCGTGAAAAATCAGCGCACCTTCAAGACGCGCAACGTATCCGCGCCGCCGCTGCCAAGCTGCCGCAGTCGCATGTGGTGGTGCCGGTATCTAAATTACAGGTCCGAAGTTAAGCACAGTTTCATGTCTGTCGGCCTTCATTCCGTTCAGATTATGTTTAAAACAACGGAGGCTAGGAATTCTTGGCTCCGAGGCGCGCAGGAGGAACACAAATGACTGGCGTGTGCGATATCATCACTGTGTTGATGGCCGCTGCCGGATTCACTGCAGCTTCAATCGCAATCGTGGCAGTGTTGGCAGTCGGCTTGAACACTATAGCGGGCGAGCGCAACACCATGGCGCAAAAACTAATGGTTGGCTGCGCCACCGGGACCGTTGCTGGCCTTATCATCGGCCTGTTGCTACTGGTATTCAAGCTGTCGGCATGAAAAAGGCAGACAAAGCCGCAAGAGCGGCAGCAGCCAGGGCGTTATTGGGGCTGGATGAAACCGCACCGATCAATAAAAAGGCGTGGGACAACTTATCCAAACCAGAAGTCAAGGTGATACAAGCACCGCGCCAATCGGGGGAATCAACGTTCTGGCAAAAGCTGGATCAAGCGATAGCGCGTTCCGAAAAGATCGAAAAATACGGCCCCGATTGGAAATGTCGTAAATGTAAGGCCGTCAACAAGGGCTATATACTTGACCGTTGTTTGCAATGTTGGGAAAGAAGATAAAACAGGGAGAAATCATGGATAAGCAAGTCAGGATCGGGTTGCTGTTTGTGGTATTCGGGGTGGTTTTATTGGTGGCTACGGCTGATGATTCGTTGATATTGAAGGGCATCGGGTTGTTGTTCATCGCTGGCGGCAGCAGTTATGCGGGATCACGTGATGTGTGACATTTACGGTATCCTGTCCGAGAAAATAAAAAAGGACAAGGAGCGANTGATAACACGACTCATCCGAAACTTGGAGACATATGAGAATGAAAACCACACACCATGTCAATTGTGGAAAGGTGCCAAGAACTACAGCGGGTACGGGCTGATCAACTTCAAATATCAAAAAAGGCACGTGCAGTTGAAGGTTCATCGGGTGTTTTTGGTTCTGGCATTAAAGCGCCCGATTGCAGAAAATATGGAGGCGGGACACACCTGCCCCAACGGATTCAGGCATTGTGTATCGCACTTGACTGAACAAACAAGAACCGAAAATTTACGGGAACGCGATGAAAAAAATAGGGAAGAAAGAGACCGCCGCAAACGGCGGGAGGAAAGGCGCAGCAGTTAAGAGGTTTCTGGCGCTGTATAACAGTAACACGCGATCCTCCGGGCGTTTCAATCCGGAGAATGGGCGGATGCACACTGAATACAGCGGGTTGGATGAAGATGTCGTGCGCGAACACCTGCTAGGCAACACCGGTATTGGTGCCGTCCCAATCTTGGATGACGACAACTGCCAGTGGGCCGCAATTGACATCGACAACCACGATGATGACATCGACGGCGACATCCCGATACTGCCGATTGAAGAATATATCAGGCACAACAAACTGCCACTGGTTGCATGCCGGTCGAAATCTGGTGGTGTGCACTGCTATCTATTTCTGGAAAAACCGTTACCAGCAGCGCGGATCCGGGCAACTATGGCGAAATGGGCCGCGCAGTTGGGTTACGCTGGTGTTGAAGTTTTTCCCAAGCAGAGCAAGCTTTTCGAATCGAAGGAGAGCAAGAAAAAGCAGCTAGGAAACTGGATCAACCTGCCATATCTTGGTGGCGGCAAAACCAATCGGTATGCCGTGTATGATGGCAAGCAATTAACGCTGGAACAGTTCCTCGACCTGGCTGAAAAGTCAAGGACGAATTTTGCGCAGTTGAAAGCGATGGCGGCATCTGAACACCCGGATGCGCCACCGTGCATACAAAAGATGATGGGCCAAGGTGTGGCGCAGGGCAACCGCAACGAAGCGTTATATAACATCGTCGTTTACTTGAAAAAGGCATGGCCGGAAGAGTATGAGGCGCGAGCGGTTGACGCCAACAAAGCGGTGTTCACCAAACCGCTTGGCCGTTCGGAAATGTCACGCACCATAGCATCGGCGGCGAAACCTGATTATGGATATCGCTGTAATGAAGAACCAATCCGCAGTTTGTGTGATCGTGAAGCGTGTTTGAAGCGGAAATTTGGCATCACACCGGACGATGCATCGCGGTTAGATACCGTTGACGCATTGCCGGTGTTTTCTGATATGGTAAAGTTTCTGTCGGACCCTGTGCGATGGGAAATGAAGATCGACGGTGTTAAGGTTACGAACATACACACTGATGAACTGCTTGATTTTAGATGCATGCGCAAGATCATAGCGGAGCGCTTAACACGCGTCGTCCCCAATATCACCGTTAAGGAATGGGAGCGCATTTTGTCGCCGATAGTGAAAGAATCACGCATCATGGAAGTGCCCGATGATGCATCAGTATCGGGTGTCATCCGTGACCGGTTGCGAGAGTTTGCAGCGAAGACGGACCTGACCAACAGGGGCGAGGACATCGAAGACAGAAAAGCGCTGTTACGCGGTCAGCCGGTGGTGCAGGTGGTCGGCGGCGAACGTTGTGTGGTGATGCGCGGTCAGGACTTCGTTATTTATCTCAAGCGCACCAAGAGCGAAGAATTGCGTGGTGTGAATCTGTGGATGGCGATCAAGGATATGGGCGTTGTGTCCACCAAAATGCGAGCCGGTGGGCAAAACATCAACGTATGGACGATACCGGTGGCAACAGTGATGGAGCATCTGACGGTGACACCGGCAACAGAATTCAAGAGTGACCTATGAAAATAGCCGTTCTTTTTGATGGTGCTGGCCTGGCTCGCCTGGGTTTGGAGCAAGCGGGGCATGAATGCGTTGGTGTTGAACTCGATCCGATACGCCATCATTTATCAAAGATGGTCGGCAGCGGCAATTGTGTATTGGGTGACGCTACTCAGTTCCCACTATCCGATGAATTCGATGCTGTATGGGCATCGCCGCCGTGCGCAAAAAGATCGACGGCACCCAAAGACTTGACGAAGCGTGGCGGGCTGCGCAATGCCGAGTATCAACAAGACCTGTTGCAGTGGTGCCTAGACAATCAGGACTTCCCGTTAATATCGTGGATCGAGAACGTTTCTGTATGGGGCGGCAAACATGACAGATGGGGCACCACATGGAATGCCGCGCAGTTTTCCAAGCTGCAAAACAGGAATCGAGTGATAGGCGGCTGTTACGAATTTCCGAAGGCGAAGCCATACAAACGCGCATTCCCCGGAGTATGCCCATGCATCATGGCAACGGAGTATAAGGGTTGCGCAACAGACAAAACACGTGCATCACGATTTTACGGCAGGAAGTTGACGCCGCAGGAGTGTGCCAAGCATCAGGGATTCAAAATACCCGAGGGCTGGTGGACAGTCCCATCATGGTATATGCCCCTCGCCCCATGGCGCAATCGTGAAGTTCAGTGGATACGCCGCATCTACGAAGCAATAGGTGATGGCGTTCCGGTTTTCATGTCGAAGGCGTTCGGTAAAGTCTACCCATAACAAAAGAGAAGAACGATGCATCACGAAATGAAAATTGACTATGATAAGGCCAAGAATCGATTCTTGATCACCTGTCCGATGTGGGCCAATGAGTTAGTGAAGGCGCTACCGAGTCGTCGTTGGTTGAAGGGCCAACGGGCATGGGCGGCACCACTGCTGCGCCGGAACGTTGACGCGGTTGCTGATCTGATGAAAATGCCCGGAGTGGCGGCAACACCAGCAGCGAAAAAGGCCGCAGTTGAATACAAAAAACAGTTGAAATACAAAAANGGCCGCAGGCGGCGAGGGTATGCCAGCATGGTACAAGTTCAAGGTGAAACCGCGCAAGCATCAACACGCGTAATTTTAAGAAAACGCTACGGCAAGAAGGCGTTTGCGTTACATGCTGATCGCGGCACCGGCAAGACGTTCATGCTAATCAACAAGGGGTGTGCGCTGCGCATGGAAGGAAAGATTGACGCCATGTTGGTTGTGGTGAAGTTGTCCGGGCGTCACAACTGGAAAGAGCAGTTGTTGGGGCCGATAGTGATGTCGGACGGCAAAGTAATCGATGGATGGGCAACTATTCCGGTCGATGTGTTTCTTCCCGATTCCGGAAAACCGAAGCAGTTTGAAGATTGGTTGTGTGAGAAGCACGACTTTAAGGTGATGGTGATTGGCGTTGAATCACTGAGCCAGGGCAATATGATAAAGCTGGCGAAGCAGTTCGTTAATGTATCGGGCAAGGTGTTCATGATTATCGACGAATCGCACTTGGTGTGCAACCACAAATCAATACGCACTAACAATGTCATCGACCTGGGTAAACAGTGTGAAATGCGTGAAACCAGCACTGGCAGTCCAATCAGCACCGGACCGCTGAACCTGTTTTCGGAATTCGAATTTCTTGACCCGGACATCATCGGCATCGGCGACTACTATGCATTCCGCAACCGATACGCGGTCATCCTACAAAAGGAAACGAAGCAGGGCAAGAAGTTTCCGTTGCTGGTCGGGTATCAGAATATCAAGGAACTAACGGACACTATAGCGCCATATACGTTTGAAGTGCGCAAAGATGACGTTCTGCCCGATCTGCCCAAAAAGTCATTCCAACGGGTGATGGTGCAGATGACTGCTGAGCAGCGGAAAATATACAATGAGATACGATCATCACGCGCTTACAGCATCAAGGGCAAATATATGGTCGTCCAGAATGTGCTTGAATTGGCGTTGCGCCTGCACACGGTGTGTGGTGGATATATAGCAACCTATATCGACATTCCATACATCGGGCGCAAAGGTGACGAGAGATTGCGCCGGGAATCGACATGGCATGCAATCATGCCACCGGCCAAGAACCCGAAGATAACCGAACTGCTCGACATCGCGGAAGACGACAAGCAAATGATCATTTGGGCCGCATATAAAGCAGAACTTAACGCCATCGTCGAGCAGATATCAAATAAATTTCCGAACGAAAAGATTGTTCAGATTCACGGCGGCATCAAGGAGGCGGACCGCGCAGTATTTCGCAAGGAGTATCAATCAGGCAAAGCCAAGTTCATGATCGGCAACACGGCGACTGGCGGCAGCGCTGATACTTGGACGGCATGCGAAACGATGATATATTATAACAACACTGAACGCATGATTGACCGAGAACAATCGGAAGACCGCGCACACCGTGATGGCCTAACACATCCAGTTCTTTACATAGACCTCATTGCAGAGAACTCTGTTGACGAATTGATCATAAAGTCAAACGAAGCGAAAATGGACTTGGCCGAGTATATACGCCGCAACATACGGGAAGCGGCAACGGCGTTGCTGGCGTAAATCGACTGGCGCATCGGGTTCGGGTATGGTATACTACAGGGTGTCAAGGAGACTAGAAGATGGCTAACGTATACGTAACGCAGGAGACACCACTTGATTTCTCAAAAGCTGAGGAATACGGTGAGTTGGTCTTTTTATCTGTTAACCGCAGTGACGATTTTCATAACATCGTCAACAGCGAACACAACAAACGGCTGATGGCGCATCTGGCGCACGGCTTGAAAGAGTTCAACGAAGAAGAAGATTTCATCGTTGTTACTGGAAGTCCGTATGTCCGGGCTGCTGTAATGTGGATTCTTGGCCGCAAGCAGGTGCGGAAGGTCAAGTTTCTTCGTTGGGACAACCAACAAAACACATACATTCCGCTGACTTTAACATATTAGACTAGGAGATTGCTGCTATGGCTGCGAAAAAGAAAATAAACGAAACCAAAGTTACAAAACCAGCGGAGAAGGTTGCGCCGCCGGTTATCGTATCGGTTACGGCGCGCATTCGGTCTGCTGCTGAAACGCTGCGCGACAAACCGATGGATGAAGTAGAACGCAAGATGTTTTATGAGAAGGCGCACAAGGGCAAAAAAGTGGTGCAACTGGCTGCTGAAATGAAGTCCACCGAGGACGCCATCACATACATCGACGAACTGCACAAATATTTGCAGGCCGAATATGATGTGCTGCGNATGCGGCTGATTCCGGACCAGATNGAAAANGAAGGTCTNGTTTCNCCGGTCAACGTCGCGGGCNTNGGCAAGATTGTCATATCNCCTGATGTGCAGGTGTCGATCAAATCGGGCGAACAACCNCAACTATTTGCCTGGCTGCGGAAACGCAAGCTTGGTGATNTNATTCAAGACACTNTGAATTCCAGCACCTTGAAAGCATTCGTGAAGTCACGCATACTAAAGGGGCAGGAGATTCCGAAAGATTTTCTGAATGTGACACCGCTTGAAAGGGCGTCCATTCGAAAAGGGTGATATGCGCAACCCTTAACAGCGCTAGAACTGATGGACAGTCAATCTAAACTTAAGGAATATTGACATGCAAAAGCAAATGTTTGGTGTATTGGCAGTGGTGATGGCGGCACGTGGCAAAGGCGGAAGCACTGGTGGTGGCGGCAAATCCGTTACCAAGCGTGATGAAGACGACGGCGGTTCGCTCGTTCTCATTCAGGAAAACGCGCCCGCACACATCAAAACCGAGGGCAATCGTGGCTCGGAAAACGTCGGCACTGATGACCTGGTTATTCCGCGACTGGAAATCGTGCAGGCGTTGTCGCCCGCCGTCAAAAAGGGCGATCCGGGCTACATCAAAGGCGCTGAACTTGGCGATTTGACGAACTCGGTTACCCGCAAGAACTACGGCGAGAGTGTGCTGGTCATCCCGGTTCATTACACCAAGCAATATCTGGTGTGGAAGGACCGCACCAAGGGCGGTGGATTTTTTGGCGCATACCCGAACCCGGAAGAAGCAGCCGCCCGTTGCAATGAAGAAGGCGGTGCCCAAAACGGCATCAGCGTGATCGACACCCCGACGCACCTTTGCCTGATCATCGACAAAGACGCCGGAACAGTCGAAGAAATCATGCTGCCGATGCCGCGCACGAAAAACAAAATCAGCCGCCAGTGGAACAGCATGATCAAGTTGGCGGGTGGTGACCGTTTTTCGCGAATCTATCAGATCGGCACCCAAGCCGAGAAGAACGCCAAAGGCGATTTTCATAACTATTCGGTGCAACATGTTGGATTCCCGAGCAAGCANCTTTATGCTCGTGCCGAAGAACTGTATGAACAAGTCAAGGGCGGAATGCGCGGTCGCGTGATGGATGTTGAAGACTACGACACTGGCGGTGGNGACGCTGACTCCGAAATGTAAGAATCCTCCCCTCTCGCCCGCCTTTAGGCAGCGGGCACCCTCAGTCCAGTGATTGAGGGTTCTTTTTTGATGGCCTTCATAATGAGGACCATCAATGAAGACAACAGACAAGGAGACTGAAATGGGGACAATCGACAACAACGGCCACACACTATACACCAGCGCGGATTTTACGAATGAAGAAGCAGACAACCGCAATGTTTTATATATGCATGTGGTTGAAGGCGGTCTGGGCGTTTGCAAGGTGTGCGGTGCCGCTGAGATAGAACTGTCGGAAATGACATGCCGCGACAGGCAGGCAGCGGGGAGGGCGAAATTATGAAAGTTCGCGCCATATTCGGCCCGCCCGGAACCGGTAAAACGCGGACATTGGTAGAACTGGCAGCAAAACACGCGGAACGCAACCATCGTGTGCTTTATCTGTCATACACCAAAGCCGCTGCAGCCGAAGCCACTTCGCGCTTGAAAGCAAAAGTAGCCACGCCATCGACCCTGCATTCCCTGGCTTTTAATGCTTTAAATTACAACCGGCATTCCGTCGTGGATTTTATGAAGCTGCGCAGTTTCGGCGCTGAAACCGGTTTCCCATTCAAGGGCGATGACGGCACTGATGAACCGCAGGAAGGTGATGAATATAAAACGGTGATGTCGTTCGCCCGTAATGCCATGATACAGACGGTCGAAGCATACGATTTTCTCGGTCGTCCCGGCACACTGGACCGGATGTTTGCGTTCGAGAAGTCATACAACGATTGGAAATTCGCATTCGGCTATGTTGATTTTGATGACATGTTAGAGCAGTTCTCGCGCACCAAGTTAAACGGTGTGCCGAAGCGCGTGATCTTTCTTGACGAAGCACAGGACTGCAGCCCGTTGCAATGGAAGGCATTCACCAATCTGTGCAGCCCGGAAGACGACAAGCCGACGCATGTTTATATCGCGGGCGACGATGATCAGGCCATCTTTGAATGGAACGGCGCAGACCCG